AGGGAGAGAAGAATGGCCTACCTCCGGGCCGAAGAAATCTTCGCGGACTTCTTTGATTGCGAGGCGGAAGACTTGATAGCAGTTTTGGAGATAGAAACGTGAAAGAAAACACAAGCGGCCTTCACCCGGTCGCGTTCAATGTTTTGGTGAAGCCGAAAGAGGTGGAGGCAAAAACAGCGGGTGGTTTGCTCTTGGCAGAATCGACTGTCGAGAAAGAGGAATTTGGGCGCACGGAAGGGACTTTGATCGCAATCAGCCCCGGCGCGTTCACAGAGAACTATTTCGGATGGCCGGAGGATGCCACGCGCCCAAAAGTTGGCGATGAGGTCATGTTCTCCAAATACCGCGCCAACGAAATGACGGGCCGGGATGGCGGCAAGTATTGGATGATGCAGGACCGCGATATCGCGGCTGTGGTGTCGGCATGAACGAGCAAATCCAAGGGCATGTGGTCGAAGAGGAAGTGCCCCAGGACGCTCCTGATGTAGAGCCGCAAGAGCAGCAATCGGACCCCGAGCCGGAATGGTCTGGCGACGATGCAGAGGCCGCGCGCGCATTCGGATGGAAGCCCGCCGATGAATGGCAGGGGGACCGCCCACCCGGTTACATCGAAGACCCCCGCGAGTGGATTGGACGCGTTGAGCGTTCGCCGATCTTCAAGACTATGAAGGAGCGGCTGGACGCGCAGGAACACCAGCAGGCCGAAAGCCTTCGCAAGCTGGAAGCGGTCACGTCTATGGCTTTGGAGCGGCAAAAGACCGAACACAAGCGCGAACTTGAGGCCCTGGAGGCACAACGCCGCCAAGCAGCCGAAGTAGGCGATCTGAGCGCCTATGACGACCTATCCAAGCGGCAAGATGAATTGCGCGCCAAGGCCCCGCAAGAGATCGCACCGCCCGTTCAGCAGCAGCCTCCCGAAGACCCTTACATTGTGAGCCGCCGGGAAACCCCAGAGGGAGCATGGCTGAAAAACCCAATCCTTGCGCGTGAGGCCTCTGAGGCCCTTGTCGCGGCGGGAATGAACAACTCCAATTCAACGGCGCAAGAGCAGGTTGAATATGCCGAACGGATCATGCGTGAGGCGGGGCGGTTGCCCAAGCCTGCCACGCCCGCGCCTCGGCGGATGGTGGATGGTGGTGGACTGGGTGGCGGTAGCGCCAAGTCGGATGCATTCAGCAAGTTGCCCCAAGACGGGAAAGACGGTTTCGCCTTCCTTGTGAAGCAGGGCGCATACTCAGACACCAAAGAAGATCGAAAGGCCTACGCTGATGAATACAACAACGCATGACCAGAAGCGCGGCCCTGGCCGTCCTCGCAAAGAAGAAGCCCGCGAGGAACGTGCGCGCCGCCGAAAGCGCGCTGATGACGGCGAAGTCATCGGCAAGCGGCTTGGCGTGCGAAAATCGGCCCTTGATCTGAGAAACTTTGCGTATCGGTGGGTGAACGACAACCCGGCACGCATCCAGGCTATGACGCAAGAAGACGATTGGGATCTGGTTTCCAACGATGGCGACGAAGTGAAGGAAGACACCGCCACGGCAGGAAGCGCAGTCACCCAAGTTGTCGGCACGCATCCAGACGGTTCGCCAAAGCTGGCCTACCTCTGCCGCAAGCCGAAGACCTATTTTGAAGAAGACCAGAAAGAGCGGCAAGCGGAGCTTGATAAGCAGCTTGCAGAACTCCGGCGCGGGGCAACCCGCAATGGTGAACTTCAATCAGATTACATCCCCAGCACCGGAATTTCGGTCTAGGGCTGTTATTTTAAGGAGCCAAATCAATGGCAAATGCAGACACACCGTTTGGCCTCCGCGCCGTCGGTCATCCCCTTGGCTTGTCCAAGGCTTCGGTGCGTGCCTATCACGTTCCGGCGTCTTACGGCACGGCCCTTTTCCCCGGCGATCCGGTGACGATTTCCGGCACGGCAAACACCGCAGAGGTCTCGGCCCCTGGCGTTGGCACAATGCCAATCGGTGCCTTGCCGGACGTGGTCAAGTCAACCGCAGGTTCTGGCAACCGAATTTCTGGCGTGATTGTCAGTGTTGCGGCTGATCCAGATGCCCTTGGGCGTCGGTATATCCCGGCCTCCACGGGTGGCGTGGTGTTCGTCAATGACGATCCGGCAACCGAGTTTGAAATCCAATCCGATGCGGCCCTTGCGGCGGCTGATGTGGGCTTGAACGCGGCGCTGGTCTACACCAACGCAGGCGATGCGAACACGGGCCAATCTGGCGCGGAACTGGACGCATCCACCAAGGCCACCACGGCTGGCCTGCAACTCCGCATCAAGCGGATTGTTCCTCGCGTTGACAACGAAGCAGGCGCTTCGGAGGTCAAGGCAATCGTCACCATCAATCAGCATACGAGCCTCATCGGCTCCGCTGGCATTTAAGGAGGTGTGAGCAATGGCTATCACCACTGGCGCGCACCCCAAGCAGCTTTGGCCGGGTGTCAAGAAATTCTTTGGCGACACCTACGCGGAAAAGCCGATGGTTTGCGATATGGTCTTTACGGAGTACACCTCCGACAAGGCCTATGAGGAATATGTCGAGGAAACAGGTTTCGGCCTGGCCCCGGCAAAGGCCGAGGGCGGCAGTATCTCCTATGATACCGACGCGCAGGGCTACACCACTCGACTGACCAACACGACTTACGGCCTGGGTGCGAAGATCACTCAGGAGGCGATTGAGGACAATCAGTATTTCTCGATTGCCAAGAAGAAGTCGAGCAAGCTGGCCCGGTCCATGCGGCAGACGAAAGAAAACGTCTATGCCAACATCCTCAACCGTGCGTTCAACTCGGGCTATGCGGGCGGCGACGGCAAGGAACTGATCGCGACTGATCACCCCACGTTGAGCGGTGATCAGTCCAACGAGGCTGCGGTCGCGGCCGATCTGTCGGAGGCATCCCTCGAGGACATGCTGACGCAAATTCGCCAGGCCAAGGACTCGCGCGGCTTGCGCATTCAACTCAAGGGGCGGCGTTTGATTGTCCCGCCTGAGTTGGAGTACGAGGCGACCCGCATTCTGTCGTCGGTCAACCAGTCCGGCACGGCAAACAACGATATCAACGCTTTGCGTGAATTGGGCCTCTTGCCCGATGGTATCGCGGTCTGGGATTACCTGACCGACGCCGATGCATGGTTCGTGAAAACTGATGCAGATACGGGCCTCATTCGCCAACAGCGCCGTGCGCTTGCTCTGGACCAGGACAACGACTTTGACACGTCCAACGCCTGCATGAAAGCAACCGAACGCTACGCTGGCGGCTGGGGCGATTGGCGCGGCCTCTACGGTTCCCCAGGGGCTTGACCAATAGCGGGGCTGTAATGGCCCCGCCTTCCCAACTTTTGGAGGATCAGATATGACAGCCACGAATTTCCCGAACGGCATCGTCGGACCCAAACTTGATGCAAACGGCGGCGCAATTGCTGACCTTACCGACAACTCCGGCGGCACGGCCAGCGACACCATTGCCGTCATTGGTGCGACCTATGATCAGGCAGAGGTTGCCAACGCTATCGCTTCCCTCGCAGCCAAGATCAACGCACTTGCCGGAAACTGATATGACCGCTTATGTTGCAGGGCAGTGGAAGGCCCAATGTGACAGATGCGGCGTAGACTATCTTGCGCGCAACCTGTCCAAAGAATGGACGGGACTTCGCGTTTGCCGAGGTCCAGGCACAAATGATTGCTTTGAGCCTCGGCACCCCCAAGACTTCGTGAAGGGTAAAGCAGACCGCCAATCGACGGCATGGTCGCGCCCGCGAAGCCCTGAAATTGACGTGTCGGTTGGTTCCGGCAACGAAGTCTTACCCGACGACTTGTAGGGGCATCCATGACAGTTACGGCAACCAAAACCGTCCGCGAGATTGCTCTTGCGGCGCTCAAGAAGATTGGCGTTGTGGCGCACGATCTTCCGAGCCTAGATGCTTATCAGGGAGAGACCGCACGCATTGCGCTCGATATGATGCTCAAAGGCTGGCAAAACGTTGGCTTTAAGGTGTTCACTCAGGCCGCGCAGTCTGTAACCCTGACAACGGCGGCAAGCTACACGCTGGCTCCTGTTCGCCCGCTTTCGATTGAATCTGTACGTCTCAAATCCAACGGCTCTGAAATGCCGATGGAGCCCATGATGCGCCGCGACTATGACGAGTTACCTGTCAAGGCGACGACCGGAACCCCAACGCAATTCTATTATGATCGCCAGCGCGAAGACGCTTTGCTTTATGTGTGGCCCGTGCTTCCCGCCGCAAATGGTGAAACGCTTGAAATCACGTACCAGCGTGAGGTCGAAGACATCACCAGCGTCAATGATGCGGTTGATATGCCTGTCGAGTGGTATGAAACCATCGTCTACAACCTAGCGGCCCGATGCGCTGATGATTTCGCCTTGATGGGGCCTGATATCGACCGTGTAATTGCACGCGCCGAATACCTCCTTTCGGAGGCGCGTGGTTTCGACGTTGAGGGATCGGTTTGGTTCGGCGGGTCTGAATATGCCTGACATTGAATTCGTCGGCCCGTCTGCGCAGAACGCGGACCATATCCAGGCGAACACGTCAAAGCTGGTGAACCTTTACCGTGAGCCAGTTGGACCGGGTGGGCGCACCTCCTACATCCTGCGTCCGGTTCCGGCAACGGAGACCTACAAAACGCTGGATGATCTTTTCATCCGCGACATGCGGAACGTTGGCGGCACGCTCTATGTGCTGAACGGGTCCAAGCTGCGGTCTATCGCGCCAAGCGGTGTTGTGGCTGACCTTGGCGACATCACAGGCGCACCTCTCGGGCATCTGTTTGGAGAGACAGGCGGCGTGGGCTTGGTTTCTGGTGGCCGCTATCAGGTGTGGGACGGCACGACGCTTTCAGAGCCTGACGTAACGCCATTCATCCCGGCGACGGGCAACGTGGGGTCTGGTGCCTACCTGAACGGCTACACCATCCTGACGGAAAAGAACGCCCGCACATTCGCGTGGTCCGGCATTCTTGACCCGAAGACGTTTCCCGGCACCAACATCGCAACGA